TCAAGATCATCGGTGACGCCGCGGGTGTAATTTACTCCGGCGGTGGCGATGCGGTCCGACGTGATCGTGTGGTAGGCGGCGGCGTAGAAGATCTTTGGCACGAGGTCGTATGTCGTCATGCGATGTTCAACCCGATCGCCGACGGATCGCCACCGCGGGCGATCACCTCGTCACGGACTAGCTTGAAAATCTGTCGGGTCAACGCGTCCCCCGCGGAGATCATCGTCGTTCCGCCGGGACTGGCACCCGATGAAACACGCTCACCACCCATGGCCAGGATCGGCACCACCTGCCCGTACGTTCCGGGCACGATCCCGCCGGAGTGAAGCGTCGGGATGTGCGGGACGGAGAACCCTGATCCGCCGATCCCGGGTACCCATCCGGGGATCTGGAAAGACAGCCGGCCCACCGTGGAATTCCACAGTCGGGCGATCCCGTTGAACGCGGCCCGGTACGGCGCGGTTATGAACCCGGCCACCTTGGCGAACGCCACCTGTATCCATCCGGGGATCTTTTTCAGGAACTCCCACGTGTTGCTAGCTGCGGATTTGATCCCGGACCATGCCACCTTCCAGATGTTCTGAAACCACTTCGTTTTGGTGGCGATCAACACGATGATCACCACGATTGCAGCGATCGCGAGCACCACCCACGTGAGCGGTGAGGTCAACAAGGTGATGTTGAACATCTTTTGGGCGAAGTCCCACACCTTGGTAGCGGCGGCCACCGTCTTGGATGCGGCGGCCTGCGCAAGGGTGGCGATCTTCGTCTTGGCTAGGGCAGGTATCAGGAAGTCCGCGAACCCTCCGGCCAGGTCGGCAGCACCCTGCCCGACCATGACGAAACCCCCGAATAGATCACCTTTCATGATCTGCCCGAACCCGGTTGCCACGTCTGCCGTACCGGTGAGCGTGTCGGAGAACCCTTGCGCTTTCGACTCGGCACCGTCCGCGGCCTCACCCGCCCGGTTAAATCCCTCGCTGGTATTGCCAACCTGATCCTGCATTTTCTTCGCCGAGTCGCCTACCGAGCCGAACGCTTTCTGAGCGCCGGACGGGTCCCCTCCGAACGTGAGGGTTACCTGATTCGGCATCACGTCACCTCAAATCCGGCGCTGCGCGCCACCTCGGTGAGCGCTGCGGACATCACCTCAGTGATGTGGTCACGGTTGGCTCGCAAGCCCGGATACACGTACCGACCTTGTGTCAGGAACGGCCGGTGAACTGACTTGCGCCGGCCCACGCTGCCACCAAAATCGAGGAACGGATAGTAGGGTGCGCGGCTACCACCTGCGGCAACGGCGGCGGTGGTCTGCGACGAACGGACCTTAAGCGACGCCGCGGCGCGGCCAGTCTTGTGCGGGATGTGCGGGCGCGCGTAGCTGATGACCAGCTCGGCTGACTTGTTGAGCGCCACCCTGATCTGTTTGGGCAGGGCAGCGTCCGCGGCGCGCAGCTGCGCGCGTAGCTCTCTGAGCCCGGTCACTTGGATGGTCAGCCGTGCCACGTGGTCACCCCGTCATCGCTTTCTTGTATGCGAGCTCTCTCGATTGGCTGATCACGGCGTGATACCGGGACCACATGACGAACTCTTCATTGGACATTTCGTCGCGCAACCGTTGCACGGTCATCCCCAATCTGTCCGCCACGTAGAATTCCAATCCCACCTCGGCATCCTCAAGGAAGGCTTTTGGTGTACTCCTTGGGTTGCCCGGGCGCGGTGCCGGAAAGCCGTTGGATGGCGTCAACGACCGTTTGCACATCGCCCGATCCGTCGTTGGCGCACCACTTCGCCACGTCCTCAATGGACAGCGCGGGTTCCACCAGTCCGTAATGCAACGCCGTGTTTTCCACGTCGCCCGGATCGTCGATCCGGGAGAGTTCGCGCGCCTCACCGCGGGTCATCCCGCGGACTATCACCTGCGCGCCATCCTCGAGCGTCACCGTGTCTGTCTTGCCGTACACCTTGCGAGCCAGGATTTCCGCTCGTGTCAGCGTTGCCATCATTCCCCCTGATTGATCTTGCTTACGGCTGGACACCCTCGACCACCGCGCCGGTGACTTGCAGGTCACACGTCCACTGGAAGATGTCGTCATTCTTGCCAGTCTCGTTGTACTTCCCGATCACGACGCTACCGGTCTGCTTGCGCTTACCGGCCCCGGTGCCGGACGGGCGTCGTTCAAACGTCGTGGTGGTGCCGTTGAGCAGCTCAAACATGCGCGGCCCGTTGGTGGTGTCGTCGTCGCTCCACCCGCCGATCGTGACCGTGCGCGCGATCTGCCCGCCGCGGAACGTCTTGTTATCGGTTCCGCACCCGGTGGTGTCGTGCACGTCCGGGTTGACTTCCCACGTGTGCGTTTTGATGTAGGTGGACAGGTTCTTTGTGGCGAGTAGGAAGGCATGATCTTTTCCGTGGTCCGCGACACCAGTAGCCATTACGGTGCTCCCGTTACGTCGATATGGAACGTGTAAGCAATCGCGGGATTGTTACCCGTTACGGTTTCCATGGTGGGTTCGGCGCTGCGCACGAACAACGTTCCGCAGTGCGTCCAGTGGTGCGCCTCGAGCGCTGCCTTGATTGAGTTGGTGCCGGTGGTGCTGGCGTACTCGAGCGCAAGCCGGAACACGATGGGGTTGTTGGCCGGCCCGAACACGACGAGTAGACCGCAGTCGGTTATCCGGTCAAGCCCGGGTCCACCCTCCCCGTACGTGATCATGGGGAGTTCCACGTATGGCGCCGGCGGACCACCTCGCACACCGTGTCCGTCGGTGGGCACGTTCAGCCCGATGGCCGCGGCGTCCAGCACGGTGAAGATCTCGTCAAAGAGCAGCGCAAGGTTCATTGCGGCATCTTGCTACGCGTGAGGTAGGCGAGCATGGCGCGCACATCCGGGTCCAGCTTGCTGCCTAGCCGGATCTCGGATCCCTCGTTGGGTGAGCCGGCCACACCGTACGGGGATTCTCGCCGCTCGTGCCACCGGTTCACCTGTAGCCACACGGATGCGGTGACCGCGGCGGGTATCGCCGACCATCCGAACCGGGCGAACACGTCCACCGTCGCGGTGGGGGCGGTCGCCAAGGTGATGCCGGTGTAGACACCACCTTTGGCGACCGCGTTGTCCGGCCATAGCTGGTAGCCGGACACGCCCGCGGCAACGAGCGTGCCATCAACCGTGACGGTCATCGCGGTGGTGTCGGCTATGTCGTCGATCAGCAGCAACCACCGGTCATCGGGTAGCGACGCCGCGCGGTGCGCCCGGTAGTTGAACGTGGCGGGCGCGGCGAGCTGCCCGAACTGACGTGAGGTCCAGTCATCGACTGCGCGGGACGCCGCCGTGCCGTAGGTGCCGACGTACGGGTTGTCACTGGCCGTGCGCACGAACTCAGCCAGGTCAGCCGAGTCAACGTAGTCGGGTGCCCACGGCATCGGCGGCGTCCCTCCCCCTCCCGGTATCCGGGCCTAGAACAGATCGGTGTGCGCAACGTCGGTGGTGCTGACGTTGGCCGGTTTGTCGCCGCGGGTGGTGCGCTCTTTCTCCGCGGCGCGCTTGGCGTCCGGGTTGCCCGGGGTGATCCCCTCGTCCAGCGCGTTCAACGTCTCACCGGTGAACGGTGAGCGCGTCACGCCGAACTGCTCGAGGTCGTTTGCCTCGCCCGCGGACAGGATCGTGTCGCCCGCTTCGTTGGTGAGGCGCTGCGGAACCCGCGGGATGGCGGCGGCGTCCTTACCGGCCCGTAGTTCCTCGTTCTCGGCGCGTAGGGCGGCGTTCTCTTCCTCGAGCTGCTCTTTGGTTGGCATAGATAACCCTCGATTCTGAACCGATCGTTTCAATGGACGTAGGCGAATACCCGCAGGTCATGTGCGGGTACTAGATCGGATCAGGCGACCGGATCCCACGTGATGGTACGGACGCCGGTGGTGTCGGACACCGCGGTGGCCTGGTATCCCCACACGCCGAGGTCCACGGTCGCGACCGCGATCTGGTCCAGGGTGAGGCGCTGCGGTGCAGACGCCCATCCGTGCACCGCGGTGCGGTCCACGAGGTAGCCCTGTTTCGATGCGGCGGTCTGGCCGGCGGCGGGCAGCGCCCACGCTGGCATGAACTGCTGTCCGCCGACGTTGATCGACGAGAACCGCGCCTCGACCTGACCGTTACGGTTGGCCGGCCCGAGCATGGGATACAGCTTGGCGCCGGCGGTGTCCGCGGCGTCGGTCAGCGTGATGTATCCGTCCGCGGCCATGAACGCGTCGGTGAACGCGTACCCGCCCCGCACGAACTGTAGGGCGGCAATGCCGTGCTCGAGCTCTGAACCGAGAGTCTTGCCCGCCGCGGCCCGGTCGATGGCGCCGGCGGTGAACGTGTTCAGCGCGGTGAACGATCCCGCGTTCAACTCGGTGACCGCGGCGGCCTCGAGCGCTTCGTTGACGCCGCGGACCATCTGATTCCAGATCAGCGTTGACGTTTGCGGGTTGCCGCCCTGGTCCCAC